GTACTTTTTCATAAAGTACACCGGGTCTTGTGCACACTTTACATACTCATCTTTAATTATATGTTTAAGAGACTTAGTCTTCTTCATATATATAAATATATTTTCGAGACAATTTTAGTAAGTTATTTCTTTCTCTTTTCAAAAGAACGACCACCAAAATAAGCACCAATTACTGTAATAAGAACTAGTTGTAAAAGGTCTGTCCATTTCTCTTCAACCTCAAAGGCAATTGTACCTGCATCGATAAAAATCATAAGCATTGTACATGTAACTAGAAATATTAGTACTAGTGGTCTTACATTTTTAGATAACCAAGAGTCAGAATTCATGTCAGACTTCCATCTGTCTGTTATATTCTTCTCCATTTCTACTTCGTATTGGGCAACAAGTTCTTTAATTTTTTGTTCAGCTGCTAGTTTTTCTTCTTTTGAAGTATGTAGGTTATCTATCACACCACCTACATTTTTAACTAATTCGCCTGCACCACCTGAAAACAGTTTTCCTAATATACTCATAACAATTTCTCCGTTTTTAATATTCAAATGGAGGTGTACCGTATTTGTCTTTATCTATACCGTACCATTTACCTTTATCAAAGTAATAGAACCATCCATATTTTTCGTCTACAACAACTCTAAATTTTTTAGGTAGTTTGACTCTTTCTTTTCTTGCTCTTGCAATATATTTTAATACTGGTACTCCATCATCCCAAGTTTTATTTGTTGATTGGGCTTCAGCTGTTCCACCACCAGTTGCCATGTAAACTTTTCCGCCTATGTCGTTTGCTAGTGTATCAATTGGACCAGCAGTAGGCTTAACTTCGTTTAGTGATTGAGTTTCTTCTTTTAAAGTCATTATTTCCCTTTTGTTAATACTTCTTTCTATTGTATCAACAGCGTTACTAATGATTTTATGTCTTTTATCGTTTTCATCATATAATGCTGCAGCTAAACTATTAAGTACATTTAAGGCATCAAAAACATCATTGGCTAATTTCTTAGATTCATTTATTGATTCGTTCTTTTTCTTTTTGCCTTTTTTACCTTTGGCCTTATATCCTCTAGCAAATGCAGCTCTTCGTTGCGCATCTGACGCGAATCCTTCATTCTTATCTTCATCTAAATCTACTGGCTCTATTCTTAGGGCAGCATTAAAGTCAGATTCTGCTTTTTGTACTTTTTTGTGAAGGTCAATTAAGGCCTTTTTTAAGGCTTCTTTCTTTTTTGGGTCTTTTTCACCAACAAACTTTTTTCTTAAGTCTTGTTGTTTTAACTGAATTGTTCTGTATGCTTCAACGGCCTTTGAAAATCTTCTAGTTATTGAAGCCTCATTAATTGCAGCTTCTACCTCTTCTTTAAGTATCTCTTTGAATCTTTCTATATTCATGCTTAGTCCCAAAAAATCATTTTAGTAATTATACCTATGAGAGCAACCCATATTGTCCAAAGAGTTCTCTGCGCACCCTTTCTAAAGTCAGTGTTTCTGTTTACTCTAGCCACTGTTCCATCATCTGGATTAAGTAACTTTTTCTTTATCATTGTAATATCTTCTTGCATTGAAGATACGCCCTCTTTAACGTGAGAAAGGTCTTGTTTGACAAGCTTAATTTCGTTGTGTAAGTCTGTATTTGTTAATCTAGCCATCTGTTCCCTAAACAATATAATCTGATAATAAATATAGTGTTATTCTTTGTTATTTAACTTTTCTAGTTGAGAAGTTAAATCTTTCTTTATTTTTTCAACATTCTTATCAACTGTCTGCTTTATCTCTTTTTTGTTTTGCTTAGACCAATCTTCTACTTTACCTGCTTCAGTAATAAACCCTGATCTATTTGTGTGTTCAATAAAGTCTTTTGCTACTAATTCAAGGTCATTTACCCAATCAGAGACGTTTCCAGATACAATATCTTGTTGATATTTTTTCCACTTTCCATTTCTTTTAAGTTTGCCTTCTAAATTTAGTCTACACTTAGAACATTCCCCATACAATTTCCAGAATAGTTTATCAAGAGTTCCTCTCATGTATGTTTTTTCAGCACAATTACAAAATAAAGGCATGATCGCACTATTTCTAGCTTTATCTAGTTTAGTGACGGACTGAGTAATTCCATTTTTTATTGTCCAAGTTTTACCACCTTCCTCCCAAACGTCTCCTTCTTTGTGGTCTCCTGTATTTTTACCATATCCTATTTGTATCTTCGTTTTATCGCCAAATTTCTTTGTAGCTAAATTCCTCATTCGTTGAACTTTGTGTTCTGGAATAAATTTTTTCATAACCTGTTCTCCTTAAAATGTCATCATACCAGCAATTTGATTGACTGGTGCAAATGCTCCTGTTAACTTATATGTGTTTCCTTTATATATAAAAACTAGACCTTCACTAGGAATAATAGTCTTAAAACCTCCAATTGCAGCTATCTTTTTTAGTTGTTGAGTCATTCTATTTAATTTCTTAAGGTCTCCACCTTTTCTAACATCACTAATAGCTTTTGCAACCTGCTTTCTTACATTTTGAATTGCTTTATCGGGATTTGCAGCTAAGAAGCCTTCTACATTTTTAAGAACCTCTGCCCCTAATTCAAAAAATAGTGTTTCAAATGGCAACATGTTTTTCTTTACTTGATCTGCATGTTTCATTTTATCAAATTCTTTTGCTTTTTTAAGGGTATCTTCGTTTTCTATGTTCTTTTTATCTAATCTAAAAGACTTATCAAAAAATGCCCAACGTTTAACCAATCCCATTTTAATTGTATTATCTACATTACCTATTTTTTTAGATACAAAATCTTCCCACCATGCTTGGTGATATTCTGCAAATGTGGAAGTGTCTTTCATATTGTATTTCTTCATTAACTTATTTAGTTTATTCATAAAATAAGGCTTTTTAGCTGAATAGTCTTGGTGTGGTTTCATCTTAAGAACTTTAGGACCAATAATAGAAAAATTCTTTTGTACATTTTGATTAACTTGAGCTATCATACCTGCAAGTATTCTTGCTCCATCTTTTACTGCGCCAATTGCTTTACCATCTTTGTACTGTAATACGTTGTGAAATTGTAGGTATGGTGCATCATAGGTAATTACGTTTGCAGATGCTGGAAACATGATTTCCATATTTACCCAGTTGTTACCCTTGTTAAATATTTTATCTTGTTGCTTTGGTGTAAGACTGCCAATGGCTTTTTCCAAATCTTTCATAGCAAAAGTAAAGGCTTTTTCTATATTACCTCTACCCTTAAATTTTGCGGCAACTGCTTTATAGTCCATACCGCCACGTTTTAGGTCTCCAGTATTTCTAGCCGCCAGCATTTTGTTGTTCCAACTAACAAACAAATTTTGACCATCTGTTTTTTCAGTTGCTGCTTGTTCTAGGTCTAAATTACCCTGTAGTGCTAAATCAATTATGTTTTTAAAATCTCCAAATGTAAGACCCTTATCATCAAACGGATGTGACATGTGACCATAAGCTCCACCTTCAACTAGTAATATTTGATTGGCTAGCCATTGACCTAGACTTTCTTTAACAGTATGAATTGATGTAGGTTTAATAGTAGTTGGCTCTTGGGCATGTATGTTATTTTTTTTCTGTTTGTCTAACATTTTTTGTAGCTTCTTTTCTTCTTTGTCCATTTTTACAGGTTCTTCTTTAGATTGCATAGATGATACTTCAGCCCCTAGAAAACTTAAAAATTCATATCCTGCTGCCTGGGCAATATACCTCGACCATTTGCTCCATCTATTATAGGCATCTCTTCCTTTTCTGTCTTGCAAATAATTTGTTCCTGCAACAACTCCTTTTTCTCCTGTAGCAGGTATACCAACTGGAAAATAAGACACGGCTCCTGTCGGTCCTCCTGTAAAGTCTTTCTTAAATGCTGTATCGTGTTGAAAAAATTCCTCTTCTCCGGCTATATAATCTAATACCTCCATTCCCATTTTTTGAGCTAATTTTTTATTATCAAACCTGTAAGACCTTTGCGTTCCATAAAAATATCTTGGTCCATCATCAACATCTATGGAACCGGGTTGAGTATTAGATGCCTCTTTTATTATCTCTATAATTTTACTATTTTTACAAAAATCTTCTATTGTTTCATTGAGCTTTTCTAATTTATTTACTACAAGGTCATAATTTTTCGTGTGACCAAATATTCCCCTAAATACTTTTATCTTGTCAGCTTTATCTAACTGCTTATCTCCTAAAGCCTTTCTAATTGCAGTTCCACTCATCTCGCCATATCCAGGTACATTCATACTAACGTGAGGTGCAATAATAGTATATGCGCCATCTTTGTATCCAATCTCAGCTTTACCTTTCCATGGACGGAAAAATTTACCACCTAAACGTTGTGCATCTTTAGCACCAA